TTCTTTCACTCGTGGGAATCTTTCCCACCAGAAATCGATGTATGCTTGTGCTTCTTCCTCAGGCATATGATACAATTGTGCAAAGCTGAATGCGCTCTGCCAATACGCTACTCCGAAGTTGATGTTTTTAGCTCTGACGTACTGTTCGTAGCTGTAATTTTCTCCATAAAATTGAGAAGCAACTTCTTTGTGCAAAGAGCGGGAGGTATCCAAATAAATGTTTCTAAGATTTTCGTCACCTGAGAGAACTGCAATAGCTCGCAACTCTGCTTGAGAAAGGTCGGCAGATACATATACGCAGCCGGGGTCAGGCACAAAGGTTCTACGAATGTTCGGCAAACCTTCTTTTGGTCGGGTAATATTTTGCATATTCGGATTAGCCGAACTGACTCTACCTGATTCTGTCCCATGAATATTGAACACAGTATAAATTCGTCCATCTGGACTTCGTTTGAGGACGAGTCCTTCAAGATATGTACCCCTCTGCTTATCTAATTCTTTGAACGAGTCAAAAAGATCGGTGAACTGTCCCACGGCCATACGAGATACTCCGCTAGATATTGCGAAGTCTCCTCTAAGGATTTCTTCTCTGACTCTGGCGTCTGTTGATCTTTTGCCTTTGTTTTCGATCTTTGGTCTTTTGAGGTTATGTTTGAGTCCCCATCCATCATACATCAACTCCGCTGTTTGTTTTGGCGAATTGAGATTAAGCTTTGGCTTATTACTTACCAGCCGTGCTTGTCTACGAAGCTCGTAAAGCTTGGGCCAAACTTCTCCTTCAAGGATATCGCAAGCAGCATCAACGTCATAAATATTTCCCTGCAATTCCATTTTAGTGAATGCTTCGGAAAGTCGTATGAGTAGAGATTTATACGGCTTTTCGTAGACGTTATCTGCCTGCGCCTTTGCGATGAGGACAGGGAGAAGTGATAAAGCGCCTCCACAATCCATTCCATTATAAACGTACAATTCCTTTCTCGTCTCTGATGTAGGCAGTTCTCCCGTTCTTTTAAAATGCTTAACTGAGTAAGGCTCGTACCTAGGCCAGCCTAGCTCGTCTTTCAATAGCCATTCTAATGAATGGCCGCCTGCTCCAGATTCAGGATTACCTGGCCTTTCATCGAGGCACCAGGATAAGAGCAAAGTATCTTCGTCCACTCTAGCATTGATGCCCTTGGTGCGTAATACTTTGATATCGTACTTGCCATTATGCCAGAGATATCTGGCCCCAGAGATTTCGTAAAGTGGTTTAAGAAAGCTATCTCGAAATACGATATCGAGACAGGGTTTTTCACCGAATACGACAGCCCGTTCTGATCTGATAGAAAATCCAGCACAAACGATTTCGGCCGTATGTCTAAGTCCTGAACGTTTGACATTTTCCGTTCCTCTCGCTTCAATATCAGTAGATATGATAACATCTTTGAGTCCAGAGATATGATCGATCATAAATCCAGCTTGCTTCTTAGCCTCGTTTACGTCATCGATCCATTTGACTTCTGGGAGTTTCGGTTGCGGAAGCGGATTGATAGCAAGTCGAAAATCGCGTACAAGTTCAGGATAAGTAGCATCGTCACGAAGAACAACAACAGGATTGTTAGTAACAACAACACGTTGTCGCTTTTCGGGATTAGCAGGACTATCTCTATGATGGATATAACCCCTATCAGCTCCAATGCTAGCAAAATTATCAACAATTTCTCTACCCGCTTCTGATCCCGCAGCGATAATTGTGTCGGCATCAGCAATCTCGCTCTCAAGTCTAGGCTTACAACATTGAACTGCGAGTGACCATCCTTTATCTTCTGGCCCATCACTCTGACATAGAACCAAGTTAGTCACTAGAACATCGTTACGTGTCTTACCCTGTTGAGCAAGCAGATGATCTAGCACTTTACCCGATGGGCCACCAAATGTTTTACCATTCAGAACATCGTAATAACCAGGCGAACGAGACACCAACGCAATCTTAGCGTCCCCTGGCCCAGTACTTTTAGCCATGCCTCTATCCTTAAATGGGCACGTATCACACAATGCGAAGGGTGCTTTAGCTGTCATAATTTCTCATTGTTTGTAGTGTTTGCCAGGAGTCATGTAACATTTGTCACTTTCTCGATCCTACGCTCTCCGCTCAGGAGTGACACCTCGTAGGACGCCCGTAGGACGCCGTACAGCGGCACCGCCCGCAAATTCGATACCTTGCCTGTCCCGCTGACAGTATAGCACAGCGGCGGAATACGGAGCGGGAGCATGGAATAGATAGCATATGCTATGCTCTATTCTCTCTCATTCTAGCAAGTTCAGCTGGATCAAACCACATTTCTATTCCAAATCCGACTCTATGTGCATGACGCCTAGAACCAAGCATTTCTTCTTTAGTCATCATTCTCATTCCAGATTTCATCATTTCTTGTTCAGTCTTACATCTACGACCATCCACCCTAGGAGGATCAAGTTTCAGACCTTCGCTATATGTATATTCATGCGTACCAATCCTGTGACGATCGAACAAACCGTCATGTGAAAAATCTTTACCGCAGCTTGTGCAGTAAGAACTAACCTTGTATCCTTCGGGTGTATGCCAATGTATTGTGTTCATGTGTCTCCTATTCGTCGATCTGAGAAGCGACGAGATTGGTCAACATTTCTTCTATTTTAACCATCAAATCATCTATAGTGCCGTTGTTGTCGATTCGATGTGCGATATATCCAAGGTCGGCTTGAACCTCAGATACGTGCTCATTGTGTCTTGGTGAGGGTTTGAATGGAACTGGTGATACGATCTTGACAACAACTCCACCCAATGCCCTGATCCGTTCAGCTTCCTCTCTAAATCTAACATCTGTGACAACAATCTTACGTCCGGCGTAGAATCCGTCCAAGGGCAAACATTGTTCGACCCAAAAGTATTGTCCAAATACATCGCGGTGTCCTTCTGTTGCGAAGTATTGCATAAACTCACCAAACGTAAGTTCACGAATAGGCGACCACATATGATTAATGCCGGCTCTTTCAGCCATTCCCTGTGGTTGGTTTTTATATCCCAACGCGACGTAAACAGTTTCATCGTCTTTGAGTTGTTCAACTTCTCTGAATGGGATATCGAACGTGCGAGCAATAGATTGCTTTACTTTATCGGCAAAAGCAATTCGCTCAAACTGATGTTCCTTGATTAGATAGGCTGCGACAGTATCTTTACCGGAACCTGATAAACCTGATAAACCAACGACCATATACAACTTCTCCCTAAGTTGCCCAATATTTCCAACCACGTCCGAACTGTTCTTTTCTAATCAACATACGATCTTCCAGAGTAGCCAGGATTTCATCAGCTTCTCTTTTGTTGAGTTTGTAGTGTCTCGTGATATCGCTTCGTGGGATACCGGGATACTTAAGAATTGCTGCTAAAATTTTATCGAGAATCTTTTCAGTGTATCTCTTGTTCGCATTCAGAATCAGATCGACAGTGTACCTGCCCCAATTCTGAACGTACCAAGCGGCATTGACTATATCATTCTCATCAACTTTAATCTGATTATCTTTATCAGGATACTGACGACTAGCAGCGAGAATCATAGCCATTTTAAGCAAGCTACGAGAAAGGCGCTCAAAGGTAGGTAGAGCCATATCACTATTGGCTACCTCCTGAGCTACACCAAGTAACTGCTCTTCAAAATTGCCGTACATTGTCCAGGCTCCATCAGAAAGGTCAGCCATAATTCTAGGAGCCATTCGCATTTCTTGTCCACCGATTCTTGTGATAACATCTGCTCCGTATTGCTCGAAGATATCTCCGAACTTTGAATAGATTTTTGAACGCTCGACAAGATTTTCTTGGCTAGGTCTTGCCATTCTTCTGAGTTTGGTTGTATCAGTGTCCCCGCTAACCACCAAGAAGCGCGGAAGGAATCCCGAGATAACATATTCCTCAGTGATATTGTCGTAGACTCTATCTTTGACTCCACCGCCGAACATGATAAAGGCTGGGTTTTCGATGTGGATAGTTTCTTTACGTAATCTTCGTGAATAGACTGCTGGAACGTCGTAGAGCGCGGTAAGTGTTTCTGGCATTCCAGAGAGGTAATCCCGTCTATTAATGGCGCTGAAGAATCCACTTATCTCATCCTTGTAGAACATCGATACCTTGTTAGGCCTATCACCAAGAGCGGCCAACAAACCCTCAACAGAACCATCAGTAGCTACGATCATATCTTTGTCCATCGATACAAGAAAATC